CATCAACAGTCATTATATTCATAGGCCCATAAGCGCCTGTAGAGACGCCAGAGCTTACTAGACTAATTGTTGGGTTACCCTCTGTGCCGTTTGCGTTAGTAACGCTCAGTGGGGCTTGTGCGGCGATTGAGCGACCATATACATTTCCACCACTAACAGCAACAATACCAGTGGTTCCAGTTAGGTCAGCAATATTGTTAAGGGCTGATGCGTTAGCAGTCAGAGTAACGCCGTCAATTTGAATAGTACCTGTCAGATTAATAGCACTATTAGAAAGTTCAAGAGGGCTTGTTGTACCCTCTCCATCTTCTACTTGCCTTAGTGTGCTATCAATACCTGAATTGCTATTGCTAATCTGCAATAGGTCTTTGTAGGTACTTGCAATTGTTTTACCAGTAAGAGCCGTCATTATGCATTATTCCAATATCTATCTGTTTCTTCCCAAACGAGATTAGCAGTTTCCCACACAAGATTTCGACCACCTCCACCGGGACTTGTATCTTCTGGTCTAGCATTGTCTATCCAAGGATGTTCTTTCATAATACTAGGACTTTTATTTTGAGGGTGGCTTTTATAATCGTAACTACCTTCATAATCTTCTGGACAAACAAGCAAACCGCTTGAGTTTACTTTCATTACAGAACGTCTATATTCAAACCCACAAATCTGACATTCTTGAATTACATTTGTGCCTTTAGGCATATTATACTCCCGGCGGGTATGGAGGTAACCAATCAGTTACCGTTACATTAGTAGCTGGCATTGGAGAACGAGGACGTGGGTCTTTAACAGTTATGTCATCAGTAACATTTGCATTTTTATTTTGAGGATGGTTTTTTCTATCATACGAACCATCATAGTCCATAGAACAAACCATCATACCATAACTATTTTTTTTCAAATCTTTTAGTCTGTACCTAAATCCACAAACATCACAAATTCCAAAAGTATATCTTCCTGTTGCCATAATATTATACCGCTACTTTCGGTTTCAAGAAAATACTAACTCGCTCCCTATCTTCTTCCATAGCTCGTGCAAGCCGCTCTTCATATTCTGTTTTAACAAGTTGTATTCTATTAATATCGACACCGGGACGTTTCATAGACATATAATATGCAAGACCAGCAGTTAAACAAGGAAGAAACCTTCTAGATACATCTGCATTTTGTAGTGCAGATTTATCTACATCCTCCATGTATCGAACAAGTTCCAATTTAATTTCATCTGTAGAATTTTCTGGGAGAGGCCACAAAAATACAGTAGGGCGTCCACGCCCGTGTCGAACAGCATATTGAGTAGTACGACCTACTTGACTTTTGTTCGGAATTTTAAGATACTCTTGCATAGATATACGATCAATTTGCAAGTCCGTATTATCTCGACTATGTACAGCTTCAAGAACATCAATGGTAGCTGAAGCCAAAGTAAAAGTTGTTACACTAGTTGTCAGTGTTACAGTAGATGTATTGGCAGTCCACAGCATAACGCCTCTGTTTTGCCAATCCTGAAGAATAAGATTTATTGATCGACGTGCAGACTTAGGCTCATGACCAAGGGTTTCTTCTCCCCCAATCATTTCCATTGCTTCTTGGATAACCTCATCGATATCCATTTCAAAATTAAATGTGCCTGACGTAGCCATTAATACAACCTATTACGACCAGACTGTTTTCGAATCTTGCCGCCCTTCTTTTTGGGAGCCACTGTACCCACCCCTAATTCACTTGGTATTACAACATATTTATCAGTTGTACCTTCTGCAAAATTAATAAAATGAATACGACCAGTTTTATTTGTTTGAGATGTTGCTTCTTTTTTAGCATCATCTATAGAGTCATAAGTTTTATTTGGCATTATGATTTACCTCTTCGACCTAAATCTTTCTTTTTGCCTTTGTATTTGCCAGATGTTCTGGCAATTAATCCACGAGCTTTTAGTCTGGCTAAGTTCGTTGATCCAATTCTCATGCCAGATCGATGACGCTTTAAAAGCTCTTGAATTTTTATCTGTGGCTTTTTTCTTTTGCGTCCGGGCTTTGTAATTTGCTGCCCAACGGATGAACGACTGATAGCCATTAGTAAAGACTGTTACCAACTTTACCGCCAGACTTACGACGAGCTAGGCTTTTGTTAGGAGTCTTAACTGGTTCAGCTTTAGAAACCATTTCGGCATTCATAGGATGCAAAGGATCAGCCATATGGTGCCGACCATATTTATTTTTGTAATCCTTAAATGCTTGTTTTTTTGACTTGGGCTTTTCCATACCTACTTTACCGCCTTCTTTTTTCAAGTTAAATCGTTTTTGCATATTCTTAATTTTATTATTAAGAATATTAATTTTTTCTGTAAGCTCTGCTATATCACTTTTATCAGTAGCTGACTTTTTAGCTTCTTTTAGATTCAATAGTTTTTGCTTATCCGATGCAAGCTGAGCAGCTACACCACGAACTCTTTTACCTCGTGTAGCCGATTCAACACGATATTTATTAGAAGTACCCATGCCTTCTTTTGCTTGTTTCTTTTTTGATTTAGAACGCAAAGATTTTTTAGCAATACCTTTTGCGCCTACTTTAATCAAACCGCCAGCAACTTTTTTAACATGAGTATCGGGTTTCATTAGTACAGCCGCCCACCTTTACGCTTTGCAGCAACTTTCATTTTGCCACGACCACCGCCACGCATTTTTTTACCCATTTTCATTTTGCCCCCGCCACGCATTTTCTTTGTAGCTACGGCACCACCACGCATTTTTTTAGTTGGCATTTCTAAGTCTCCTTCTATCAAGAACTAAGCTTTTATACATATCTTCTGGAAAGTGTTTATAATATCCAGATTTTTCTAAACTAAGAGAAGCATCATCTAACAAAGAAAGCTTTTGTACAAAAACCATACAATATACAATTTCTTCTTTGCCATCATCCTCTTCAATCAAAAATTCCAACCCTGCATCTTCTGCATCAAACTCTGGGTGGAATATCATCAGGTGCATATCTACACCTGCAATCGACATAGCTTCATTGATACCATCACAGTATCCATCAAGATATGCAATATCATAAACTTCTTCGCTTGCCCAAACTACAATGTCATATCCATGTAGATCAAACTCTTTAACTGTTTGTGCAAGACCCTCTAGTCCTGTGTTAATACTAAATGCTACCTTGTCTTCTAACCACGCTTGCTTTGCATAGGGACATGGTGGCAATCCGTTTAGTTTATCATGTGGTATTTCCAAAAAGTTAGCAGACCACTCACGAATGTCTTGTTCAATTTTATGAATTTTTATCACGACTTACCATATTTTTTATGCTTTTGACTTTTTGGTGGAGATTTTTTTGAACCGCCCTTACCAGCCCACAACTCTTTGTTAGCCCAAAACGCAGCAGACATTTTACCTTTTGCAATATTTTTCCCATGACGAGCTTTGAATGAGCGACGAGCAGCAGAGGAGTAGTTGTGACCCATAGACGAATCGCCATAATGTATAAGTTTAATGCGATCACCTTCTTTAGCCAAGACCATGCCCTTTTTACCGGGGCGGTCAGATTTTCTCGGTTTATTAAATCCTGCAAATTTTTTACCACGATACTCTATTCCTCCTGAAGGTAGTCGTTTTACTCCGGGGTACTTGCTCATTACTTTACCTTCCTATACTTTCTTACTTTTTTTGCGACAGTTTTAGGCTGCTTAACGAATTGCTTTCCCTGTTTTGATCCCTTTCTTTTTGCTCTCGTAGTGGCCGCATACTCCTTGGATGATAGCGCCTTGATAGCACGAGCCGGTAGATATCTTTCCCCCGTTGCTTTTGGACCCTGCGTTGAAGGCTTACCACTTTTGGTGCGCCACTTCTGTTTTGTCCAAGATTTTAAACTCCGTTGTGGTTTTCTTAATCCCATATCTCTGTCTCATTTCTTGTATTATAACAAATAATAAACTCTCTCGCAACGACTATACAAAAAGCAATTAGACATGCAGTATCAAAGTAATTTAGTATTCCCATACATGTAGCAAAAATTATAAATACAAAGTTAAACATTAAATCCTTCCTTGATGATGTAGTATTAAAGCTAGTATCGATCCTAAAACAGCTAAACAAGCTGCAATAAATATAGCAATAATTGTACCTTCAATCAAGCGTTTTCTTTTTAACTTTGCTTTTTCCTCTTCTTCTCTTCTTGCAATTCGTGCTTTTGCCTGAAACCTTTGCCAGTCTCCCCACAATCCGGGGCGACCAGCATAAATCATAATTTCACGTAACGACTCTTCATATTCTCTTATTTTTTCTAGGGCCATAAATTCTTCTAAATCAGAACTATTTCCCTTTTTGTTAGACTTTTTTTGTAAGTCTTCTTTTGCACCTACAAACTGTGCAATAGCACTAGCGGCAGAAGCAATGTCTTTTCCGTTCATAACTGTTTGCTTTATAACGGAAAAGGCTGCATTTGCAACCGCCAATTCTGCCAACATTTTAGTAAATCCTTATATCTTTATTAACAAATTTTGGAAGGCAGTAAGCGGTTATTTTTTGTCCTTGTTTATGCAATGTTTGTGCATACCATACACATTCATTTAAATCTTTAAAATATAAATCATTACTTACAAGTCTTTGAGTATCTCCCACTCCTATGTATACATATAAAAGAAATGCATGTACCATTAGTCACGGTAACCGCCTCCTGCTTTTTTGTAGGCTTGAGCTAACATCTGAGCTTTACGGGCTGACCATTGACCCGGAGCACCGCCCTTGCCACCAGCTTTAATACGATTAAAAATACGTTTACGAAGCTCTGGCTTTGTATAATTACCAGCCTTGTTAACAGTAGACCTAGACTTGGGGCGTCCACCACTGGACAGCCCCTTGCCTTTACGAGTATAAGACCCTTTACCTTTTTTTGGCTTTACAATTTTCAAACCGTATCGCCGTTTGCTAAGAGACTTAGCTGCTGGGTTTTTTGTTTTTGTTGGCATTGTAGACTCCTATTATTTTTTAGGACGACGAGCCGCTCCAAAACCTTTAACCTGACGAGCAACTTTACCACCCTTGCTAAAAGGTTTAGTACCCTTTGGTACTTTATAAGTACGGCTTGCAGGTTTACCTGTCATCCCCGGTGTTTTCTTAGGTTTATAAACTTTGCTTGCAGGTTTAGCACTTGTCATGGGCGACTTAGGTGCCTTGTAAATCCTAGACCTTGCTCGTGTTTCTGAACCCATTTTACCACCAGTTCTTTTCTGTGCTGTAGCAGCACGAAGACGTTTCTTCTTAGCTGCTTCGTAAGCTGCACGACCTCCAACAATGTCACCTTGAAGTCCTTTAAGAGCACGTTTACCTGCTTCAGAACCTGTACCACCATACATTTTCATTAGTGCTGCACGTTCTTCTGCATTGCTTGGAAAGATATTACCTTTA